TTGACTGGAAAGAAGGATGGGATCGCCGCATTTCACAGTACCGGAGTGGGCCGGACGCTCGATCTGCACGTCAATACCGAACGGTTGCTGGAACGGCTGAAGGGTAACCTGTTGCGAGATAATCGGGAGCAGGCTGCTAGTGGCGAGAAGGGGCACTATGCGGCGCCCGCTAACGTAATCGAAGAACCGTTGAGTGGCACAATGGCCAATCCCGTTGGGAACCTGCAAGGTCTGGCCCTCGGCACCGGCGACACGTTGTTAACCAGCGGAAATCCTCCCCAAGCTGTAGGTTCTCCTGCAGGACATGCGGGAGCGGCCAAGGTTTTTATGATCGCCGACGCGGCCAGAATCCATCGTCTGCTCGCGACCTGGAGCAATACCAGCCGTTCAGAACAAAGGCCGCCGGAAGGCGATTGGCGGGTCTGGCTTCTGATGGGTGGGCGCGGGTCGGGAAAGACGCGGGCGGGCGCCGAATGGATACAGGAATTGGCGGCCGGAAAGACGGCACGGCCGGGATTGCGGATCGCGCTGGTGGCCGAGACGTTGGGTGATGCCCGCGAGGTGATGATCGACGGTGTGTCCGGCATCTGCCGGATTGCCCGAAGAAACAGACCGGATTTCGAGGCGTCGCGGCGCAGGCTCATTTGGCCGAACGGCACGGTGGCGCAGATCTTTTCATCGGAAGACCCCGAAAGCCTGCGCGGGCCGCAATTCGATTACGCCTGGTGCGACGAACTGGGTAAATGGAAACACGGGCAGGAGACTTGGGATATGCTGCAGTTTGCGCTGCGGCTTGGCGATCGTCCACGCGCTTTGGTGACGACGACACCACGACCGGTGCCGGTGCTGAAGGCGCTGATCGCCGATCCCGGCACGGCGGTGTGCCGCATCCGCACTAGCGACAACGCCGTCAATCTGGCACCCGGGTTTCTTGCAGCCATGAGCGGGCGGTATGGCGGCACGCGTCTGGGACGGCAGGAACTGGACGGCGAACTGATCGAGGATCGCGAGGATGCGCTCTGGTCACGCGCCGGGATTGAGGCGCTGAAACTGCGCGATACCGGGCCGCTTGGCCGGATCGTCGTTGCGGTCGATCCGCCGGCGGGCATGGGGCAGGGCTCTTGCTGCGGTATCATCGTGGCGGGGCTTGATCGCACCGGGCGTGGTGTCGTGCTGGCCGACTGTTCTGTCGAGGGCGCAAGCCCGGCCGGATGGGCGAATGCGGTGGTGCGCGCTTTCAGGCGTTTCGATGCCGACCGGATCGTTGCCGAGGTCAATCAGGGCGGCGACATGGTCTCTGCCGTGCTGCGCGGCATCGATGCGCAGCTGCCGGTGACATCAGTGCGGGCATCGCGTGGAAAATGGCTGCGGGCGGAACCGGTGGCAGCGCTCTACGAACAGGGCCGGGTGGTGCATGCCGGGTCGTTTGCGGCATTGGAGGACCAGATGTGTGATTTCGGGCCGGATGGATTGTCGTCAGGCCGTTCACCGGACCGGCTGGATGCGCTGGTCTGGGCGCTGACGGCACTTATGCTGGACGGCGGCGGCGAGCCACGGGTCAGGGGGATTTGAGGAGTGATGCCACGATCTCCCTCTTCTCCCGGCGGGGAGAAGTGCCGAGCGGATACGAGGCGATGAGGGGGGCTTTCGGTGAGTTCAGAGCATGCCGCCCCCTCATCCGGCCCTTCGGGCCACCTTCTCCCCGCTGGGGAGAAGAGGGATTACGCCGAACGCCATATGCGATTGTCTACCCTCAAGGGAAGGAACATGGCTTCAAGGTGAGACTATTGGCGGGTTATTTGCCTGCCGTGGCAACGGGCCTTGGTGCCGCAGAGGCGGTTTCGCGAATCTCGCGCCATTCGTTTTCGAGGCGGTCGAACAGGGCCTGGGAAATTTGCTGAGCCGGCATGGGCGATCCTTTCGTTGATTTCTGCAACGGCCGATAACGCAGGCGGGACTGGAAGGTTCCGCAGCGGTTGTGTGCTGGCAGTTGAAAAATACGCAGGAGCGATCAGCGCTTGCCGTCTTCGTCCGCGGGAGACTTCGGCGCGGAGGACGCATTGGCGCGCATCTGCTGCCAGGCGTTTTCGAACCGGTCGAGGATATGCTGCGGGACCGTTGCGCGGGTGGTGTCGGCCTGTATCTTGCTTTGCGCGTTCATTCGATCCTCCTCGATCAGGGACAACATCATGTTGCTCAATTCAGATTTCATATCTTAAACGCAAAGTAAATCAGGGCATTAAACAGTTTAAACGATTTAAATTGGTTAAATCGATTTAGAGTCACGAGATTTTTTAGGGTCGTGCGACCGGAAACGGAGAAAGAATGCCGTTTGTGCGAAAAGCCTTCTTTGATGCGGTGCGTGTTTCCCTGTTCGACGCCGTGTTGAAACGGCATCAGGTGGCGGGGCTGACGGCGATTCTTGATCGCGGCGAAAGCGCCGTAGCGCTTGATGACCGTTGGCTCGCCTATATGCTGGCGACGGCGCATCACGAAACCGGGCGGACGATGCAGCCGGTGCGCGAGACGTTTGCCGCAAGTGACGCACGGGCGATCGTCCTTCTCGACCGCGCGTTTGAACAGGGCCGTCTACCTTCCGTCTCGACGCCCTATTGGCGGCGGGACGTGGAGGGAAAGACCTGGCTTGGGCGCGGGCTGGTGCAGCTGACGCACAGGGCCAATTACGAAAAGATGACGCTTGCAACCGGGGTCGACCTTATCGCCCAACCGGAGCGGGCGATGGAGATGGGTGTTGCCGTCGACATCCTGTTCATCGGCATGCAGACCGGCGCGTTTACCGGCAAGAGGCTCGGGCAGTATTTCTCACAAGACAAAGAGGATTGGACCGGCGCCCGGCGGATCATCAACAGCCGCGACAGGGCGGCGCTGGTGGCAGGCTATGGCAGGCGATACCTGGCGGCGCTCCGCGACGCCCGGGCAGCTTAGGCGCTTCCGGTTTCTTTTTCCCTTTCGATCCGCGCTCAAGCGGCCATCAAGGATCACGACCGATGAAAAATCCATTCCGTCTGCCGTGGCGCCGCCCGGTGGAGAACGCGCACGAAACCAAGGCCGCATCGGGCTTTGTTACCCTTGCACAGGAGGGGCGAGCGCACTGGACCGGGCGGTCCTATGCGGCACTTGCCCGCGAGGGGTTCATGCGCAATCCGGTGGCGCACCGGGCCGTGCGGCTGATTTCGGAGGGGGCGGCAAACGTGCCGCTGCTGGTCTACGAGGGAACGCAGGAGCGGAGCGAGCATCCGGTGCTGGCATTGCTGGCACGGCCGAATGGGCGGATGGGCGGGCATGATTTTCTGGAAGCGCTCTACGGCCATCTGCTGTTGTCCGGCAATGCCTATATTGATGCGGCCGAGATCGGTGGCACGGTGCGTGAACTGCATCTGCTGAGGCCGGACCGGGTTCGCGTCCTTGAAGGGCGGGATGGCTGGCCGGAGGGGTATGAGTACCGGGTGGGCAATCTGGCGCGGCGGATTTCGGCTGGTGACGATGGATTGCTGCATCTGAGGCTGTTTCATCCGCTTGACGATCATCTCGGCTTTCCGCCGCTGGCGGCAGCGCAGATGGCGCTCGATCTCTCCAATGCGGCGGCGACCTGGAACAAGGCGCTGCTCGACAATTCCGCCCGGCCTTCCGGCGCGCTGGTCTACCAGCCGAAGGAGGGCGGCAATCTCTCGGCCGATCAGTACGACCGGCTGAAGAGCGAGCTGGAGGACGGCTATTCCGGCCCGATCCGCGCCGGGCGGCCGCTGCTTCTAGAAGGCGGGCTGGACTGGAAGGCGATGGGGCTTTCGCCGAAGGACATGGATTTCGTTGAGGCCAAGAATGGTGCTGCGCGCGACATCGCGCTTGCCTTCGGCGTGCCGCCGATGCTGCTCGGCATTCCCGGCGACAACACCTATGCCAACTATCAGGAGGCCAACCGCGCGCTTTACCGGCTGACTATCCTGCCGATGGTTTTTCGCACCGCAGCAGCTTTGTCCGGCTGGTTTTCCGGGCGATTGGGCGAGGCGCTGAAACTGGTGCCGGATCTTGATCAGGTAACCGGATTGACTGGCGAGCGCAGCGAGATCTGGGCACGGATGAAGGATGCGGATTTTCTGACCGACGAGGAGAAGCGGCAGGCGGTGGGCTATTGAAGTGACGCGTGAGGCTGCGGATTCAGTTTCTCAATCTCGCCCTGCAACCGATTCAAAAGATTCAGAGAATGCTTCAGCTCACGCGACGTCATGCTGTGCATCACCTCGCGGCAGTTGGCTGCGGTTGGGTGAAGATGATGCAATTCCGATAATAGCATCAAGGGCTTAACAAATGGCTGATTTTGGCAATGACCCGGGCCTTTGGGCTGCCAAGGGGATCGGCGCTGCGGCCGGGGCTGCGGTGTCGCTGATATACATGCTGCCGAAGGGCCGGCGTGAGGCTGCTTCCCGCTTTTTCACCGGCCTTTCCTGTGGGCTGATTTTCGGCGGGCCGGCGGGGCTGTGGATTGTCGGCAAGCTCGATATTGCCGGCAGCCTTTCAGGTGCCGAGGTGATGCTGACGGGTTCGGCGGCGGCGAGCCTTATGGCCTGGTGGGTAATGGGAGCGGCCGTGCGCGTGGCAGAGCGGTTCGGCAGGCGGCCGGATTAGGCAGGCACAAGTGGCGCTGCCGGCTATCGCCCCGGGCGGAGCAAATGTTTCCGCCCGGGTGTGTTCCTGCCGCATCGCATCCTGCGTCAGTCCACGGCCGTCCCTCGAAGACGACCCGGGTCGAGATAGGCCGGGGTCGCGAGCGATCAACCCCGGGTTTTGAATAATTTTGGTAGCAAGGCGTTGACGCCTTCGGCTGGCCTTGCCGTCCTCTGCATTTCCAATCATCGGAGAAAGACACATGACGACCGACAGGATGCCTGTCTGGCGAACGCAGAAGTTTGCCAACCTGACGTTGTCCGGGGTGACCGGGGAGGGCCGGTTTTCCGGCTATGCCAGCGTTTTTGGCGAGGTGGATCTTGGCAAGGATGCGATAGCGCCGGGCGCTTTCCAGCAATCACTCATCCGGCGCGGGGCATCTGGTGTGCGCATGCTGTTCCAGCATGATCCCGGCGAGGCGCTTCGGTCTCCCCACGAATATCGATATCATCGGCACAATGAATACAGCCGACCGATCTATCGCGCTGTTGGACACGGCGCTCACAGCTGAACGCACGGGCGGGATTAAAGCATTTGAGTCGGTAAAGTTTCGTTAACAATGTTGCCGCCGTTTAAGGAGGATGGGCGTTTCGACGCAAAGGCGACGGGCTGTAACCAGCGACATGCATGCGCGGCTCAATGCGCTGGCGAAGTAGTTTAATTCACAGCCAACACTTAGGTGCTGTTCTACACCACCAAGCGCGTCGGCGGGGGAGTGCAAAATTTCGAGGCTATCAAGCTGATTAAATTCGCGGCATCTTGAATAAGCGTAAGGCCGCCCTTTCTCAAAGGGTGCAACCATTCGCGCCGCGGTCTTCCCTGCCGCAGTGCGCGAGGGTGGACGCAGCTCCCCTCCCGCTGCGTCCACCCATTTTCTTGCCCCATTGCCTCATCGCGACGGAGATATCCATGACCATCACCGAACTGGCGCCGCCGCTCGGCGAGCCGCTGACGCTTGCCGAGACCAAGGCACATCTGCGTGTCGAAACCAGCGCCGACGATACGCTGATCGCCGGGCTGATCCGCACCGTGCGCGAACATCTGGAGCGGCAGACAGGACTATCGCTTTTGACCCGGACCTTCCGGCTCTATCTCGACGACTGGCCGCCGGGGCGGGTGATTCAGATTGGCAGGGGGCCGGTGCAAACGATTGAAGCGGTTACGGTTTATGATGCGGCCGGCCTGCCTGTTACCATCGATGCCACCGGTTTCGTGCTGGACGGCCAAGCGCGTCCGGCGCGGCTGATCTTGCCGCGGCAACCGGAGCCGGGACGGGCGATCAACGGTATCGAGATCGATTTTTCGGCCGGTTTCGGCGCGACCGGTGCGGATGTGCCGGACATGTTGAAACGGGCGATGCTTCTACACCTGGCGCTGCTCTACGAGTTTCGCGGCGCGGTTTCGCCGGGCAGCCAACCGGCGGCGGTGCCTGCCAGCTACGACCGGCTGATCGCGCCCTTTTGCCGGCGGGGGCTTTGAGCATGGGAACCGTCATGCTCGATCCCGGGCAATTATCGGCGCGGCTGGACCTGGAGATGCGCAATGATGCCGGTGATGGCCAGGGTGGTATTGTGGCGGGTTTTGTGCCGGTGACGTCGCTCTGGGCGCGGATCGAACACGTTTGCGTCAGCGAGGAGGAGCGGGCGGATGCGGAGATGTTCACCGTGACGCACCGTATCTGGATCCGGTTTCGCGAGGATATCGCGGCGGATATGCGGTTTTGCAAGGGGGCGCGGATTTTTACGATCCGGGCCTTTCACGATCCGGACGAGACACGGCGCTATCTCGTCTGCCGTTGTGCGGAGGAGGGGCGATGAGTGCGGCGGGAGCCTTGCAGAAGGCAGTCTTTGCAAAGCTTGCCGGAGACCTGGCGCTGACGGCGTTGATCGGGCCGGACGGGGTTCACGATCATCTGCAGCCACGATCGCATAGGCCCTGCATTGTTATCGCCGCAATCGAGAGCCGGGATGCTTCGACGGCCAGTGAAGCGGGGGAAGAGCATCTGGTCACGCTGGAGGCGCGCACGGGCGAAGGTGGAAACCGGGTGGTGCAGGAGATTGCCGCACGGGTGCGGACGCTGCTGCACGATACGCCTCTCGTTCCTACCGGGTTTGCGTTGGTCAGCATCCTGCATCAACGCACGAAGACAAAGCGTGATGCCAAGGCCAAGGGGCATGTGGCGGAAATGGTGTTTCGGGCAGTAACGGAATGACGTTTCGCTTGGCGAAATAGGATTTCATCGGCGTCCCCAGCGGGCGCCTTTTTTGTTTCTGGAAGGATGAAACATGGTGGCGCAGAAGGGGAAGGATCTTCTCTTGAAGATCGACAATGGCGGTTCTTACCTGACGGTGGCGGGGCTGCGGTCGAAACGGCTGGCGTTCAATGCCGAGACGGTGGACGCGACGGATGCGGAATCCGCGGGCCGATGGCGGGAGCTTCTGGGTGGCGCGGGCGTGCAGCGCGCCTCCATATCGGGCGCCGGTATCTTCAAGGATCAGAGTTCGGATGCGCTGGTGCGGGCAGCTTTCTTTAACGGCGCCATCCTCAACTGGCAGATCGTCATTCCGGATTTCGGCACGCTGACCGGGCCGTTCCAGGTGACGGCGCTCGAATATTCCGGCCAGTACAATGGCGAAATCCTTTTTGAAACGGCGCTGGAATCGGCCGGTGCTCTGACCTTTGCGGCGCTGTGATGAGCGGGCGGAGTACGGGAACGGCAGGCCGGGCGAACCGGCATCGCGGCGAGGTGGAGGCGGTCATCGGCGGTGAGCGGCGCATCCTCTGCCTGACGCTCGGCAGTCTGGCCGAGTTGGAGATGGCGTTTGCGGCTGACAATCTGATGGATCTGGCGGCACGGTTTTCCGCCGGGCGGCTGAAGGCAGAGGACATGATCCGGATCTTGAGCGCCGGTCTGCGCGGTGGCGGCAATCTGGTGTCGGACGAGGATGTTGCTGTCATGAGCCTCGACGGCGGCATTGCCGGGCTGGCGCGGCTGACCAGCGAACTTCTGGCGGCGACTTTTGGTGGCGCGGAGGACGGCGCAAACCCTTGAGTGCCGCAGCGGGCAATGGCTTGCCGCCTCCGTTTCCGTGGGGGCCGGTGATCCATGCCGGGCTTTGCCTGCTGCGGCTTCCAGCCCCCGTCTTCTGGTCGATGACGCCGCGCGAGATGCAGGCCGCATTCGGTGGGCTGCAGCCTGCCGCTGCCGTTGCGGATCGCTCTGGCATGGAGGCGCTGATGGCGGCGTTTCCAGACTGAGATGGTGAGCCTTTTTCGAGGAGATCGTGATGGAACAGGACGAGATCGGGTTTTCGGCAGCGGCCGATGATGCGGATGCCTGGAAGGATGTGCTCGACGATCTGGAGCGGCGTTCGCGCTCGTTCGGTTCGGCGCTGACCGGGGCTTTGGCCTCGGCGACGCGGGGCGGCAAGGGGCTGGAGGATGTGCTGCGTGGCGCCGGATTGCGGCTGACGGAGATCGCGCTTTCAGCAGGGTTGAAGCCGCTCGAGGGACTGCTCGGATCGGCGATCTCGGGGCTTGCCGGGAGTTTTGGGGGCGCGACGGCTTTTGCCAATGGTGGCGTGCCGGGCAGGGTGACGCCGTTTGCTGCTGGAGGTGTCGTCTCAACGCCGACCTATTTTCCAATGGATGGACAGATGGGGCTGATGGGCGAGGCCGGATCGGAGGCGATATTGCCGTTGAAGCGCGGTTCGGATGGATCGCTGGGCGTGGCGTCCTCAGGTGGCGGTGGGCCGATGAATGTCGTCTTCAATGTGACGGCGTCTGATGTGCAGAGTTTTCGAAAGTCGGAGGGGCAGATCGCGGCGATGCTGACGCGCACGGTGGGGCGGGGACGGCGGGGGATTTGAGGAGAGGCTTCTCCGTCGCGGTGGCCATCACCCTCAGATCATGTGTTCGGGCCGACCGACCAGATCATCGCCCAGATCGAGGAGCTTTTTCCAGACTGGTTATCCCGTCGGGACCTTCCGGATTGCATCGATGTGACGTTGCATCGGCGGCAAAGTGGCATGAGGGAGGCAAGCTAGCTACTAGTCGAACAATCCCAAAAATTCGTCGGAAAGATCACGCCGGCAGATCGCTACGGTCTTCTGTGTCTTCAAGTCAATTGGGTACCACACGGTAGCTCCGGTTTCCGCGCAAACTCCCTTCGGTACAATGTAGGAGCCGTCATGAGCATACAGCTTTCCGCTGTTATCGTCTCCGTCGCCAATTGGATAAAGCATCAGCGTTGGCTTGAGCCGTTGCGCGTCCTTAATCTCCGCCTTGGCGATAGGTATACGTACCAACGCAAGACGACGGTGGAACGAGTCCAGCCTCTCGTACGGCTCCTTGCGGGTCCTCGTCTGTTCGCACGCGGCACGGATCGGCTCGTAGCTTGCGAGAAGCCAGCTATCGGAGAGGGTGCAGATAAGGTCTGTTGCAAAGCTGAATTGTTTTTCGGGGCCTATGATCTCTTCCAGATGCTCCTGTTCAAGCTGCCTCAGCATGAGGTCAAGCTTGCTGACCTCCGAGACCGAAAGACTGTGGGCACGACCAGCCACGACGCCCAGCGTGTTCATCACGTTCACCCATTTGCGCGCCTCATTAGGATAGTTAACGAGACCCATCGTGTAAATTGCCTGCAGCAGCGCCGTAGCCTTCATTCAAGCTCCTCCATTCGTCGACCGTACTCGGCAGTGCCGTACCAAGCAACTCGCGACTTCCCCGTACCCGCAGAGAGGGAGCAGGGAATCGCAGTTGCCAACGCGCCAGCGGCAGAAAAACGCTGCCGCCGTGCAGCAATCCCTGAAGACTCCCTGTCAACCGATTCAACACACAGCGGAAAACACCATGACAACAGGATTTCATGAAGTCCGGTTTCCCTTGCGCCTGGCTTTGGGAACGAGCGGCGGGCCGGTCAGGCGGACGGATATTGTCAGCCTTTCGAACGGGCGGGAAAACCGCAACCGGCGCTGGCGTGATGCGCGCAGGCACTATGATGCGGGATCGGGGATCAAGTCTGTTGGCGACCTTTATGCGGTGCTGGAGTTTTTCGAGGCGCGGGCGGGGCAGCTTTTCGGGTTCCGGTTTCGCGATCCCGTCGATTTCAAGTCCTGTGCGCCGGGTGGAACGGTGAGCGCCAATGATCAGCTTGTTGGAACGGGTGATGGCGTGACCGCCGTGTTCCAGTTGGCGAAGACCTATGGCGATGCGGGTGGTGCGAGCGTGCGCGAGATCGCCAAGCCGGTTCTGGGCAGTGTGGTCATGTCGGTTGGTGGGATTCTGGTGGTGCCTGCCGATTTTACGCTCGATGCGGCAAGCGGGCGGGTGACGTTTCTGCCATCGAAAATTCCGGCAAGCGGCGTTGCGATCAAGGCAGGGTTCGAATTCGATGTGCCGGTGCGCTTCGATACCGACCGGATCGATGTCGATCTGGGGCAGTTTCAGGCCGGGCGCATTCCGTCGATTCCTTTGGTGGAGATCAAGCCATGAGAACGCTCACCGCAGCCCTTGCCGAACACCTGGACGGCGATGCGACAACGATGTGCCATTGTTGGAGGGTGACGCGGCGCGACGGGGTGGTGCTCGGCTTTACCGAGCATGATCACGACCTCCGTTTTGATGGCACCGATTTTCTGGCCGCCAGCGGGTTTCAGGCCGCCGACAGCGAGGCGGCAAGCGGACTTTCCGTCGAGGCAGGCGAGGTTGCGGGTGGGTTTTCCAGCGCCGCGATCAGCGAGGCGGATGTGATCGCCGGACGTTATGACGGCGCCAGGGTCGACGTGTTCCAGGTGAACTGGCAGGCGCCGGATCAGCGCATTCTGCTGCGCGTGCAGGAGATCGGCGATGTCGTGCGCGCGGGCGGCGCTTTTCGTGCTGAGTTGCGGCGGCTGACGCACAAGCTGGATCAGGTGCAGGGGCGGATTTACGGGCGGCGCTGTGATGCCGTGCTTGGCGATGGGCGGTGCAGGGTAAACTTGAGCAATCCGGCCTACCGGGGCAGCGGCGCGATCATGGCTGTTCTGGGCGAGACGCGGATCCGGGTGACGGGGCTCGATGCAGCGATGGCAGGGTTTTACCGGTATGGCATGTTCCGGTTCGTTGGCGGTGCCAATGCCGGGCATGCCTGCGATATCGAGGATCACCGCAAGGATGCTGACGGGGTCACGCTTTCGCTCTGGCTGCCGCCGCCTTTGCCGCTGGTGGCGGGAGATAATTTCACCGTGACGGCGGGATGCGACAAGAGTTTTGCCACTTGTGGCGGGACGTTTGCAAATCGCCTGAACTTCCAAGGGTTTCCGCATATGCCGGGGACGGATTTTGCCTTCGGTTATGCGGATGGCGATGCGGTGCATGATGGGCGGGCGCTTTATGAGTGACGACCGCGCGGAGGATCATTTGGTTGGTTCGGAGGCTGCGGTCCCCCTCATCCGGCCCTGCGGGCCATCTTCTCCCCGATGGGGAGAAGAGGGAGATCCAGCCGTTGGCTTTGCGCGCGAAATCGTTTCGGTTGCACGGAGCTGGATCGGGACGCCGTACCGGCATCAGGCGAGCCTGAAGGGCGTTGGTTGCGATTGTCTGGGCCTGGTGCGGGGTGTGTGGCGGGAAATCTATGGTTCCGAGCCGGAATTGCCGCCGGCCTATCAGCCGGATTGGGCGGAGCGCAGCGGCGAGGATCGGTTGCGCGGGGCGGCGCGGCGGTATTTCGGGGCGGAGCTTCCGGCCGCGGAAATGCAGCCGGGCGATTTGCTGTTGTTTTGCTGGCGGCCGGACTTTCCGGCCAAGCATGCGGGAATTCTCAGTACCGAAGACAGGTTCATCCATGCCTATGAACAGGCGGCGGTGATCGAGTCGGCGCTCGTTCCGTCCTGGCGGCGGCGGATTGCCGGTGTATTCCGTTTTCCCGGAAAGGTTTGACGATCATGGCAACCATTCTTCTGCAGGCTGCCGGTGCAGCGCTTGGCAGCGTGTTCGGTCCGGTTGGCGCGGTGCTTGGCCGCGCGGTTGGTGCGCTTGCGGGCTCGGTGATCGACCGCTCGATCATCAACGGCATGACGACGGTTTCCGGCGCCCGGCTGGGCGATGCGCGCATACCCGGTGCCGAGGACGGCACGGCGATCACGCGGGCCTATGGCACGGTGCGCATCGGCGGCACACTGATCTGGGCGACACGGTTTGAAGAAGAAGTGCGGGTCGAACGGCAGGGCGGCAAGGCGAGCGGGCCGCGGGTCGAGACGTTTCGCTACTATGCCAATTTTGCCCTTGGGATCTGCGAGGGCGAGATTGCCTGCGTTCGCCGGGTCTGGGCGGACGGGCGGGAGCTGGACCTGACCGGGATCGAGATGCGCATTTATCGCGGGACAGCCGGTCAATTGCCCGATCCGTTGATCGAGGCCAAGCAGGGCGTGGGGAAAGCACCGGCCTACCGGGGGCTCGCCTATGCCGTGTTCGAGCGTTTGCCATTGGATAGTTATGGCAACCGGATTCCGGTGATCCAGTTCGAGGTCTTGCGGCCGACCGGTACGCTCGAAAAGCAGATCCGCGCCATCACGATCATTCCGGGTTCGAGCGAATACGGCTATCACCCTGGCGTCGTCAGGGAAGAGACCGGAGCCGGTGCGAGCCGGTTGATCAACCGCAACGTTTTTCATGCGAGTTCCGACTGGCGTGCGTCTATCGATGAATTGCAGGCGCTCTGCCCGAACCTTGAGCGGGTGGCGCTGGTGGTGTCCTGGTTCGGAACGGATTTGCGGGCTGGTCATTGCCGGATCGAGCCCGGCGTCGAGACGCCGGTGCGGCGGGGGGAAAGCCTGGCCTGGTCGGTGTCGGGAATTTCGCGTGGTGGTGGGAGGCTGATCAGCCGCAATGATGGCGCCCCGGCCTATGGCGGCACGCCGGGCGATGCGAGCGTGGTGGCGGCGATTGCTGACCTGAAGGCACGTGGGTTGGAAGTCTATCTCTATCCTTTCGTGATGATGGACATTGCGGCCGGGAACACGTTGCCCAACCCTTATGGCGGTACGGGGCAACCTGCCTATCCCTGGCGGGGGCGGATTACCGCGGATCCGGCGCCGGGGCTTGCGGGCGCTGCCGACAGGACGATGGCGGCGCGCACGCAGGTGGCGGCGTTTTGCGGAACGGCCACGGTGGCGGATTTTGCCGTTTCGGGCACGTCGGTGAGATCGGTTGCTGCGGACGACGGGTATCGCCGGCTGGTGCTTCACTACGCGTTGCTGAGCAAGGCGGCGGGCGGGATTTCCGGATTCATCATCGGCTCCGAATTGCGCGGGCTGACCCAATTGCGCGATGGGACGGGCGCGTTTCCTTTCGTCGAGAAGCTGGTGGATCTTGCGGCCGATGTCCGGGCCGTTCTCGGTGCGGCCACCAAGCTGACCTACGGGGCGGACTGGAGCGAGTATTTCGGCTATCACCCGGCGGATGGGTCTGGCGACGTGCTTTACAATCTCGATCCGCTCTGGGCATCGGCCAATATCGATGCCGTCGGGATCGACAATTACATGCCGCTGTCCGACTGGCGTGACGGAGACCTGTTTCAGGGAAATGCGGATGGTTTCCGGCTGGCGGAAGATGCCGACGCGATGCGCAGGATGATCACTGCCGGCGAGGGGTATGACTGGTATTACGCCAGCATGGACGATCGCCGCGGCCGTATCCGCACGCCGATTACCGACGGGCTGGCGGGAAAGCCATGGGTCTACCGCTACAAGGATATTGCCAATTGGTGGGGGCAGATGCATCGCAACCGGATAGGCGGCGTCGAGCAGGCTGTGCCGACGGCCTGGGTAGCGGCCTCCAAACCCGTCTGGTTCACCGAACTCGGTTGCCCGGCGATCGACAAGGGGGCGAACCAGCCGAACGTCTTTACTGATCCGAAATCGTCGGAAACGGCGGTTCCGTATTTTTCGAACGGCGCGCGCGGCGATGCCATGCAACGCCGGTTTCTACAGGCGCAGCACCGGTTCTGGCAAGGCTCGGGCGCACCCGCATGTGTTGATCCGGATCATATGTTCGTCTGGACCTGGGACGCGCGACCGATGCCGGCCTTTCCGGAGAATACGGCGCTCTGGTCCGACGGCGCCAATTGGCAGACCGGGCATTGGGTGAACGGCCGGTTGGGTGGGGCGACGGCGGCCGACGTGATCGCGGCGGTACTTGCCGATCACGGATTTCAGGGCGGCGATGTAAGCTGCGTCAGCGGTGATCTCAGCGGTTATGTGCAGTCGGAGCAGGTGTCGGCGCGTGATGTGCTGGAGCCGCTGATGGCAGCGCTGCAGATCGATGCTGCTGAAGACGGGGCGAAGTTGCGGTTCCGGTCGCGGATGAAACAGGCCTCGCAGCCCAGGGCCATTGCAGTGCTGGCGGATCTCGACGGACAGCCGCTGTTTGAGGAGACGCGCAGCCACGACAGCGATTTTGCCAGCGAGGCGATCCTCGACCGGTTCGATCCGGGAAATGCGTTTGAGCGAACCACCGCCCGTTCCCGCCGGGTATCGCCGGCCAATGACCGGGTGTTGCGGCTTTCACTGCCGGGGGTGATGCATGAAGGGGCGTCGGCAAGTGCTGTCGAGGACGCGCTGCGCGATCATCAGGTGTCGAGGCGCAGCGTACGCTTTTCGCTATCGCCGGCGGCACTGGCGTTCGAGCCGGGTGATGTGGTCGCCTTCGACGATGGACCGGAGGGCAGTTTTATTGTCAGCCGGATCGAGGATGGCGCGGCACGTTCGATCGAGGCGCGGGCGTTTGTGCCGTCGAGCGGCGGCCGCCCGGTTCAGCCGTCAAAACCGATCGTTCCGCCGCGCAGGCCATCCGACGGGTTCTCTCCCGTTGTGCACCTGATGGACCTGCCACAATACGTGGCAGGCAATGCCAGCAGTTTTGCCCGGGCCGCTGTCTTTGCCAGGCCATGGCGCGTGGTGACGCTTTCTTCATCGGCAACGGCGGAAGGTTATCAGGCGCGGGTGCGGCTGGGGCAACCAGCGCAGACGGGTGTCTTGGCGGCGTCGCTTGGTGCAGGTGTTACCGGCAGGTTTGATGCCATGCATACGCTGACGCTTGATTTACATTTCGGTGGATTGTCTTCGGCAGGCCGCCTTTCCGTTCTCAACGGGCGCAACCGCGTGGCGATCCTTGCTTCGAATGGTGTCTGGGAAATCATCGGTTATCAGAGCGCTGAGGAAATTTCTGCCGGGCGCTGGCGGCTGACAAAGCTTTTGCGGGGTCTGCACGGGACCACGGATGCGATGCTGGCGGGGAGTGCTTCCGGTGCTCCGGTGGTGGTGCTCAATGCGGCGGTCAGGCCGTTGGCCCTGAGCCCCGACGAGGCGGGGCGTGTGATCAACTGGATCGCCGAGGCGAGCGGGCAGGCCGCTCAGCCAAGCGGTCCCTTTGCCTTTGCCGGTGGCTTGAGGGCCGAGAGGCCGGTTGCGCCGGTGCATCTGCGGGGGCGGCGTCTTGAGGGCGGTGGTATCCGAATCACCTGGACCCGCTGCGCCCGCCGGGAGGCCGACCACTGGCTCGACGGTGATATCGCGCTGGATGAGCCCCAGGAACGATATCGTATCGACATTCTCGCCGGGACGAGCGTCAAGCGGTCCTTCGACGTGTCCGAACCGGTGTTGCACTATGCCGCGGGTCTCGAGATCGAGGATTTCGGCGCGCCACAGGCAGACTTGTCGGTTCGCGTCCGGCAGCGCGGCCAGAAGGTTGCCTTCGGCGTGCCGGCACAGGCGCTGCTCAGCCTGTAACACCCCGGCTTTCCCATTCAAGTCAAACTCAAATTCAGCAAACCGGACGAGGAGCGTCAAATGAACGATTTGAAGACCTGGTACATGTCGAAGACCGTCTGGGGTGGCGTGGTGGCAATCCTGGCATCCTGCGCCAACCTGCTGGGATTGGAGGTCGCGCCTGACGATGAAAGGGGAGTTGTGGATGGACTGACTGCGCTGGCGGCCGCAGTGGGCGGACTGATTGCCATCTGGGGCCGGATTTCAGCGCGCTCGCGTTTGCGCTAGACATTGCGCAAACCGGGTGGTGGCGGCACATTCATTTGCCATTCAGACTGTATCGTTTATTAAATCTGCAACAATGCATCCCAAGCCACCAATCTTGTTTTCAATGCGAAAGTGCGTTCATGTCCTCACCCTTGATCATAGCAACGCTTGCAGCGGGCCTGTCCGGATTCGCGCCGCCTGCGATTGATGTGCCATCGATGGTTGTCGCTGTGGACGGCGATTGTGGTCAGGCGGCGGCCGAGGTGGTTGCCAAGACCGGTGGCGAACTGCTGTCGGCGCAGCCGACGGGCGACGGCAAATGTGTCGTCACCGTGCTAATCCCCGGCAATGGCGGCCGCCCGAAAAAGGTGACGATGCGGGTGCCGATGTAG